CCATAAGTTCCTTTTTGAAACTGGTGCACATTGCTGTCGTAATAGCCATTATAGACTCCTAATTATGTCAGCCGTGTCTTTATGACCCTGACGTTCTAGTTGAGCAATAAGAGTAGTCCTATCGCTTTTTATCGCTTCCTTGATGTAGTACAAAACTGTTGCTCGTACTGCTTCTTTGAATGCTTCAGCTTGTTCCGCTATTACTGGATGACAGTCTCCGCCCACACTAACAATTCTATCAGCGGTTGCTTGCGCCCAGAACTCAGGGTCGTGCCCTTTATTGCTAGTTACAGCTACAGACACATTGCCTACTTCTAATTTTGGAGATTGTAAAAACATTGAGTACCCTACTGCACTGGGAGTACAGGTTGCCCTGAACGGTATGTATCAGAACGAAGTTTACCATCCCCAAGCACCTTGAGTAGTGACATAGAAGTAACATACATCTTGTCATACAACGCGACCATATCAGGCTCACCTTTCATAAAGCGTATGGCCTCAACAAGAGCACCGTTGAGCAACGCTGAGTCAAAGTTATCGCCTAACCACGTAGTGTTTGCTGTAACGATAGATTCAGGGTAATACCCGTAATGAAGTTCAGTGGTGTAACCGCTATCTGGAGTAGGCCCAAGAATAAACGTTTCATCAGCAAACACAGCATAATGTTTAGGTAGCCCTGTAGGTGTAGCAGCAGGGTACGCTTCACGTATGAAGTTAACATCTTTACTCAAAAGGTAGTTGTAGTTACCGCTACCATCTATAACTGCCAAGCTATATACATAAAGAAAATCAGTAGGCGCGGTCAGGTACGTGTTGTCTTGCGTTACTGTACCCGTAACATTTTTACGCAACGCGGGTATCTGAACTGCATTGTAAATTTTCTGCTCTGCTTGTTGAGTAAACATAGCAAGCTGGTCATCTGTAAACGTTTGTTCACAGACATCCTCAATGTTTGTTTTCAGTTCAGTGTAGTTCATTGCTATGCCATAGGCCCGCGAGCCATTGTTCCTTTGGTAGCTGCGCCCACACCGCGTACTTTTATACCTGTGGTCTTGACGCCAGACATATCTGGTTTAGGTGCGTCTTTTACTTCTACTGGGGTAGGCGATCCTACGGTCTTAACTACTTTTGGTGTTTTCATGTTTAATGCCTAAGTTGTCGTTACTGTCACTGTGCCCACCTGTCCATGAGCTAATAAATTGTTAGGTGTAAGGTTATAAGGGTCATCTCCTACACCTACAGGGTTCCAACCCCACTGTATCCCTCTGCTACTGTTGTCTCCCGACTCACCTAAACTTCTGTCTGGGCGTGGATCGCGTATAGCCTGCGGGTCACTTACTGGAAACTCGCCCAACTTCAATTGAGGGTGGTCTGGGTTCCAGCATGTAGGGCAAGCCTTTAAGTTCGTATCTCGCCCTTTACGCACCAAGTTTTTTAGTTCACGTAGCTTATACTGAAATCCGCAGATGTCACATTCCGCAATAGCCTTTTGTGCTGATGCAAAACGATTAGACATTAATACACTCTATTAGCGCGTGGAACAAAACGTATAGAGGCTTTTTCTCTATCTTCCCCAGCCGCTAGTGCAAACTGCTCTTCATAGGCATCCTTTAGCATGGGGATACGTGTCATAAGTTCTGGCTCTTTCATGGCGATGTAGTACGCCAACCCCGCAACTAAGCAGGGGAAAAACCTAAAGTTCATATCAGCGGTTTGTATGCCGCTCCCCGCATCTTCTATACGACGCATACGCCAGTAGTAGAAAACGTAGTCGTCGTTCTCAGGTACAGGCCACACGTTGATTTTAGGGGCATCCCGCAAACGCTCTATATAAACCTGAATCGGCCTACCTTGAGTTAGTTTGTTAGGTATAGAAGCATATGTACTAACACTAATTCGGTTTATAGTTAGATCAGCCTGTGTAGCTACATTACCGCTGCCTGTGCGTATTTGCTGTTCCAAAAGGTCTATTGTGTCAGCAGGTAACGTGTATTCAGAAGTACCTTGTACGAGGTTTATAGTTCCTTCGTCAATCGTCCACATGTTAATGCCACGATTCTGCCACTCAATAGTCATCAAATTCATAGAGCGTCTGGCAGTGCGTAAGTCATACCCAGAACGCATCTCACGACCTGCACGTTCCCACGCCTCTTCAGCAATCTCTGTGAAGTCCATGTCAAACGCTGTTGTTCCAGATGTAGCCATCGTCTATTCCTATACGTATAAGGTCTTTTTGCGTCTGTTGCTCATTACTGCGCCGCAACCTCTATGATTCGCACGTATCATACCACCGGCTTTTGCGGTTCTGACCTTAGCGGCTTTAGTATTACTTACTACCTGCTGCCCTGTAGCACCCGCTTTTTTCTTTTTACGTGCTGTAGTGGCTCTTTGAGACTGACTCAATGACTGCGCCTTAGATCTTGGCAAGCAACGATCTGGGTTCTTTTTGTCTTTTGATGTGCCGCATGGCCCCTTGATCTTGCCATCGGTGCCGATACGAACCCAGTCTTGGTCACGCCATTTTTTAAGATCGCCCATATACCTAACTCCAAGCCTCTAAGCCCATGCTTTTGTTGATGACTGTATTGCCACCAGCAGCTACATAGCCGCCCGCAAGCGCCTCACGTAAACCTTGTTCTGTAACATCATAGGCAATCGTCTTCGTTAGCAGGTCAAAACTCTCTTCCCAGTTATCAGCGGTCTGGTCGATTGTACTGTCTGTAAGAGTGCTATCTTCTGCCAAGTCGAGCTTAATCTGGCCAATAAACCACGCTTTGAGCTTAGCAAGGTCAGCATCATTGTCCGCAAACAACGTGCCGTACTTAGTACCTGTCTGCACCCGATATACGTCCATTACTTCTTCTTTTTCTTGCTGCCTTTAGCGTAGCTAGGGTCTTTGCAATACTTAGATGCGGCCATATTTGCGTAAGCAGACGGGTATGTGTCAAAGGTGCGTTTAGCCCACGCTTTCCCTGACGGACATATTTTCCCGCCTGACTTGTAATAGCGCCTCATTAACGCATCTTCGCTGGACGTACACCCTTACGAGCGATACCGGCACCGCGAACCTTACCACCTTTGGCATAGCCCTTAGACTTCATCATGCCGCCTTTGGCGTAGCCTTTAGTCTTCATCTTCTTGACTGGGCCACCAGACATCATTTTGCCCTTACCGTCAGCGGCATAGGCAGGAATCATTTTGCCAGTTTTGGGGTCTTTAACCATTGGTAACTTACCGCCAGCTTTATATCCCTTAGTCTTCATCTTACCGCCAGCTTTATATCCCTTAGTCTTCATCATGCCGCCTCCTGCTTTTTTGACCGCTTTCTTCTTAAATCCTTCCGTAATAGACTTAGCTGCCACTGCATCGGCTTTAGTAGGGCGTCTGTTGTTTTTATCCATAAAATTAAGGTAGTCGCGTAACGTCAGGCCAGTTTTTTGTAGTTGCTCCCGCGTAACATTAGCTTTTTTCTCTCTACCAGAACCCACATTACGCCGGACTCCCGGCTTCTTGTCCTTACCTGTCACCTTAGCAAGACCTGACGCCGGAAGTTTCATGTCATTTTTGGGCTTTGCAGCGTCAGCTTTTGGGGAACGAGGAGTGGTTGTGGGCGGCTTCGCAGGCTTTGCAGCATCTTTTATTGGAGAAGTAACACCTTGCGGTCTTCTCTTATCTCTTACCTGCTCTAAGTCATCCATACGAGTTCTACGAGTGCGTCCTGCTCCACGGCCTCGACCAGTAGCCTTTTTTACGGGTTTATCTTTTGTTCGCCTGCCAAATCCAAAAAACGCCATAACTTACTCCGCGTATAAATTATCAAACACCTGATTAACGTCCAACGTGTAATCTAAGTCTGACTTACTGTAGTGAATGTGTTGAGATGGCTTAAAGTCCGGTGCGCCCTCTCCTATCTCAAACCAAGCAGGGTGTGATACCCGCACTCGGTTATTCGGTAATGCGACAATGTTGCCCGTGTATGGGCCAGCGTCTAGCAATTCCATAACGTGACTCTGCTTGTGTTGTGCAGGGTCATCTGCAATCTCGTTGTTCGTATAGTCCACCGTGAACATATACTTTGCTGGATACATCTCTCCATCAATCTTGGCTAGCCAAGGGCACGGTGTGGCTCTATCAAGCACATACACTGAATGATCCCTAGACGAACAATCCCAAGGCTGTGCAGCCCATACAGGCATGGGTTCGGGCCACTCGTCATACGGAGTGTCACCGCATAACGCTGTTATAGGCATACGTGCCCACATAGCGCCGCCATGTACGTTAGGTTCATTCTCTTCATCGTATGTTTCAGCTCCAGTAAATATCATCTGAAAGCTAAGACACCGTGTAGGCATTGTCGTTACCGCAATCGCCATAGCATGAATAAACTCACCATGAAACTTCTCATGGTTATGTGTGTATTCTTTTCGCACCCAGCACTTGAAGTGCGGGATGTTGCTTTGTAAATACGCCACTTAACAATTCCACTTGCGTAAGCTCTTGTTTATACGGCTATTTGGATCGTTAGCCGTCTTAGAGCTAGTGTTACGTTTCTTCATACCTTGCATACGTGCACAGAACGACTTACGACGTTTAGCAGCCTTAGAACCTTTCTTGAGCTTACTAGGCTTAGTCGTTACAGCAGTCTTCAGCTTACTTCCGGGGTTAGCTTTTCTGTAGCTATCTACACCTTTTTGGTTAAGCCCACCAGACTCGCTTTTGCCTTCCTTGCGCGTCCAAGCGGCGGTACTACCACCACTCTTAAAGGACGCACATGAAGACTTCTTGTAGTACCTACGCATATTAGCTGTAGAACACCGTCACTGCGGTCAAGTTGGTAAACGCACTAATATAAACATCACTTTGGCAACGAATGCCGTAGTCTGGAATGTTTACAGAGTGAGTAGCTCCAGTGCTGAAATCTAAATCCAGCACGGTAGAACCGCCGTTGCCATCAGTAATAGTGAATCTAGGAGATCCTGTAGCAGCCGTTAACACTTGTACCTGACGCACTCGTGCTGGCCCAACCGCTAAGGAACCGTCACCCGTAATGCGTTTAGTCTGAATATCAGAACTAGGCATAAACGCCTCCTATTAAGCGTCAGCGAATGGAGTAACTAACGTACCTGAACCCAGAGTAATACCTTCGATAGCGTACTTCGCTGATGCAATAGCGGTTACGGTAATGATGGTACCGACCAATCCACCTTTGGTTGTACCGTTCAAGGTAACTACGTCGTTAGTTGCACCAGAGATGAAAGTCTTACCACTAGCGTTGTTTACGCCTGTATACAACCCACCAACGAACTTATCAGTACCATCAGTTTTGATGTCTAAGTCAGTAGCTGCGGTTTCAATAAAGAAAGTAAACGTAGCGCCAATGTTATTGGTTTGGTTAGGGTCAGTGGCATCAGAAGCCGCTGTAGCTACGATGCTAGGCAACGTAATCTTGCAGTCTGCGTCATTTACGCGAAGCATACGACCTGCGTGTTCTTTGACGTTAAGAGTAGCATCAGCAGTGATGTTGATGTCATTAGAAGATCCAGCGGAAATAAAGCCGCCCAATGATCTGACGGGGCCGGAGAAAGTAGTCTGGCTCATAGAATTGTCCTCATATGCGAGTTAAGTAAATCTGTCTGCATATCGTCAGTCGGGCCTGTCAGATTTACCGGAATGTTTCCCGATACGGTAGAAAGTATACTCTACCTTTCAGCAAGTCAATAAAAAGGGGAGCCTAAGCTCCCCCTTCGTCAAGCACCGTGGCTTATGCGCCGGGTGATCCGAAAATACCCAATGGGTCAGATACACCAAACGAATAACGCTCACGAGCTTTATAACGGCTGTTGCCCGTATCGAAGTCTGCATCCATAGATGTAGCCATCGGGGTACGAACAAAATGCTTCAAGCCATTAGGTACGTCAGTGGTTAAGAACCAAGCATCTGTATCAGTCAGATAATGGTTAACCGCGTAGCCTTCTGGGATTGAGCCGTTGTTGCGGATCGCGTTCAGATCGTTGTCAGCCGTGCCAACTCGACCCTCAGTATCCAGCAAACGAGTTGCAACGAATTGCAATGCGGGCGGGATAACGAGTTTACGAGGCTTAGCGGCAATCAACAGACCACGCTCATCAGTCCAACCAGCAAGCTGAATAACGGCGGCTTCTAAAGAAGTCTCGTTAAGGTCAGCAGCAACAGTAGGACGGTTTGAGTTGGTTCCGCCAGAAACTAGCGGGTGGTCAGTTGCACACAACACTTTACCGTCACCGTAAGTAGTGCCAGAGAAGGCACCATTTAAGATGGCAGCAGCTTTAACCTGCTTGGTATAAGCCATAGCGCGAGCGAGAGCCTTCGTATAGCGAGATGACAGTGAGTCATACAAGTTATCTTCGATTGCTTCCTCGGTAACACTAAAGCCCATAGCAATGGTTTCGTGCGTGTAACGAGCGGTAAACGCTTCTTGTGCGTTGTCGTAATCAATAGCAGAGCCTTCGTCTTTGACGGGGGCTGCACCAAAACCAGACAACTTAACTTCTTCCTCAAAGGAACGATCAGAGCTTTCAGATTCAAAAATCTCTTTATGCTCTTCGCCGTACTTCGCATATTCCATACCGAAAAGTGCGTTAAGTCCGGGCAATAGCTCCTTGAGGAGTTGGGCGCGTGAAATAGCCATTATTCAGCTCCTTACTTATAGACCAACAGCATTTGTCATGCTGCTATAGCCGGGATTGAATTTAACCAACACATCTGGAAACGCATCACCAATGGGTGATACAGCAGCCACGATACGGAAGGCAGCGGTGGTTGTTTTCGTAGTTGCATCCAATGCACTTGTAGAGTTACCCGTCGTGGTAGAACCAGTAGAGGTAGACTGAGCAGCAGCAAAGAACGTGTTAGCACCAATGTCAGACTGGTCAGCAGCGCCATCCAGTTGAGCTTGGAACAGTACGTTCGGATCATCTACAACATACGCCTCAACAACACCAGTGGTGCCGCTTGGGTAGTATTGACCGTAGATTTGTTGCCCTTGAGCATTGATGTATGAACAACCAACAAACACGCCCAAAGAACCCGTCAAAGTGGTTCCAGCAGGAAGTGCGTTAGTAGTGCCGTCGGCACCAGTAGCTGTTGACAACGCAATGTACCCGTCAGCACCGATATGAACTACTTGCCCATAAAAGATGTTGGTACCTTCCCCAGCGGGGTCGATGAGGTACGAGGAAGTCGCGCCAGCATACGGTAGTCCGTCAGCGCGTTTTACAGGCTTTAGCCCGTAAGGTGCAGCAGTTGTAGCCATGTTAATGGACTCCTAATTTAAGATTAACTGCCTTTACCAAACGACACAGTTGTTTTTCTGTCGTTAAATATAGGCATACGCGGATCATTTTCACGCATCAGGTTGTTGTCTACAGAGTCCATCTGCGAGCGAGTTTGCTGATTATAATAATCGGTACGCTCTTGAACTAACTCTGATGGAGCTTTACACAGCATCAAACCACCAATTACTACATTATCAGCGAACCTTTCGTTTTCGACAGTAACCATAGTAATTTCAGGATGATCTGCGGCCTTTACAGGCTCCCAACCTTCACGCAGTTTTGAAGAAACGTTTGTAGCATCTACCTGACCTTGCGTAGCTACGCGAACCCAGTGAAAGTCGTACCCATCTTCTGGCGTAGGAGAGGGTAGTACCTCTGGTCGCTGCCATGATCTAGTGCGAGTCTTCGTTTCACGAGTGTCAGCATCACGCTTAATTCTGTTATCAGCCATTATCCGTTCCTCATTTCTAATGCAACCTGTCTGGCGTATTCTTCTAACGGTACCCCAAGTTTATTAGCAAGAGCCACCTGTGTTTTGGTGAGCTTTACTTTGTTTGGTGCGGTGCTTCGCGTGGCAGGGGCGACAACGTTAGCTGATTGCTTTCGTGGCTCCGGCGCTTCTGGCTGCTCTACAACGTCCTCAAACTCTTCTGGGAATACTTTTCGCATACGAGCATCAATTGTCTCGTAGTATTCGTTACTTTGTGGGTTTACCCCACTCTTAACCAATTTTTGGTGCAACCCCATAGCGTATGCTGTCATCTCGTCATCAACATGGAACCAAGAAGAATTTTCTTCTACCCATGCCTCTGCTTTCGGATCACGCACCCGTTGTGGGGTGGGTTGAGGTTCTTGTACCTCAGTTACTTCTTCTTGTAAAGAAGGCAGTTTGAAATTATCTAACTTATCTGCTTTCAGTTTAGCAGTAGTTAGATGTTCTTGCGCGTTTAATAGCTTATCAGCATCTCCGCTTTCATAGGCTTCTTTGTACGCAATTTTTGCTCCGTTAAGTTCAGAGTCAACCACGAGCTTGGCTTGTTCAAGCAACGCTTCTCGTGTGTTACCTACATCCCCTTTCAGAGTCTTGTTCTCTTCAACGAGACGTTGAGCTAATTTTTCTAACTCTTGCCGCTCTCGCTCTGCGGATTCCTTTGCACGGCGCTCGTCATGGTACCCCTTACTGAAGTGTTTGATGCGGTTTCGCACCTTTTCGGAGTACCCTTCAAGCTCTTCGTCTGTGACATTAGACGGCGGTTCAGATGGCTTACGGTTACGGTCAGCCTTCGGAGTATCGTCAACGACTTCGATGTCAAGCTCTTCGGCTGGCTCTTCAACCTTTGCTTCAGGCTCAGCAATAGTGTCTGCATACTCATCCGCAGTCTTCTTACCTGATAGGTCAATCTCGACCTCACCTGTTTCCTCAATCTCTACAACGTCGTCTTTTTCTTCATCAGGGAAGCTAAATTCTACTTTTTGAAACGGCATTTTATTTCCTTACGCTCGTGATACACCACGGGGGTCTGCTACAACGGCTTCAATTGAGTCATCATTCATCAAACGATACTCTAAGCCATCAACCTTAAATCTTGTGCCTGAGTTAGCACGGAACATTACATAGTCACCTTGCTTACACCAAGGCCCAGTAGGAAATCTTTCTGCATCGCCATAGGCTTCATTGCCCATATCGACCACAAGGCCAATGATAGACATGACATGTTCTTGATTTTTCTGTGTATCCGTTTTGAGTAGGTTAGTGCCGTCAAAGGTTTCTTCGACCTGCGGCAGTGCAACTAATACCCTATACCCGACAGGTGTAGGTAGCTGTGCCTCCATCTCTTCTTCAGTAGTTTCAACTGTGTCAACAGCTTCACTCATCATCATACTCCAAGTTTCGCGAGAGGTCTTCTACATGACCAAGACAGGCTTCGAGACCTCGAATCAAACCTGTGGTTTCTTTGTACATGGAGAAGTCTTTAGCTCCCCCACCACCTAGAAATTGTAGTGCAGAGGCTCTGTCGGCCTCGATTTTTTCTTTAAGCACGTCAAAGACGGTTTTAGCCATTATTGGCCTCTTTCTTTATTGGAATCTTTTATCGTCTTGAGTAAGTCAAGGTCTAGCTTGGTGTTGTCCTTACGACGATCTGCGGCAAGTTTTGCACCGGCTTTCTGAGCATCTATTTGCAACTCTTGCTGTTTGATTGCTAGTTCAGCCTGCTGAACCTGTGCATCTACTTGGTTCTCCTGCGCTTTGAGCGCGATTTCTGCTTGCTTGGCTTGAGAGTCCATCTGGTCTTTCTGAGCCTTACGTTGTAGATCCTGCTGCTTAATTTGCAGTTCAGCTTGCTGCATTTGTACAACAGGATCTTGAGCTTTTTGCTGCGCTTGTTGTTGCGCTGCTTGCTGTTGATTCTGCTGTGACAACTGCGTACCAGCCTGCGCCATAAGGCGGGCTAGATTAACTTCCATATCTTCTGGTAGTTCTGCGTTTGGATTAGGTAGTGGCGCACCTAGTTTGGTTTCCATTTCCTTGCGGTACTTAAACGCTAAGTGCTCCGCTATATGTGCCTGTAACGCCGCAGCCATACGCTGTGCTTGAGGATTCTGCCCCATTACTTGAGCAATCATAGGGTCTTTCATAAACGCTTGGTGTGCGGCCATATGAGCGTCATGGTCTTGATAGATAAACGCCTTCATAGGCTTACCATTCAAGTTGTTCATGTTCTCGCTTACTGGGTCGGTTGGCCGTATATCGTCCGTAGTTGGTACGAGTTTATCGGCGTTCTTTACCCCCAATACCTCAATCATCTGCCTGTGAAGCTGCGGCAGGTCATATATCTGCGGTGCAGACTGCGCCATCTGCAACACCGCTTGGTACTGCACAACACGCTGAGCCATTGTAGAGCTGTTCGGGTCGCTTACAGGTATGACATCTACAGCCATATAATCTGCTACACGGGCAGTTACCTCGCCTCTGATCGGCTCATACGAATACTCTTCTGACGCATGTTCCGCCATGATCGCTTTGAGTAACTTAAACTCTTGCTTCATCGCGTAGTGGACACGCGCTTGTACAGCAGCCATAGGCTTCAAAGTGCGCTCTAACAGCGCCAGAGTAGTCCCTACAGGGGCGTTTGCTGACATGTCCGAAATGTTCATGTCACTGATAGCGCCCAGCCTACGGCCCTCCTGCGTGATCTGATTCAACAATGCGAGTAGAGTCTGGCTTGGCTCTTTGTACGGCAACGGCATGATGTTGTCGCGGATAGCTCCAGACGGTACGTCTACATCTTTCCACTCCCCCGGCTCAATCGGCGTGTCATCACCCTTGATGCGTAACCCACGAGCTTTCAGTCCGCCCGGCAAATTAGAGAGTGTGCCAGCGTCTACAAGCTGTCGTATGAGCGACGTTCCTGCACGGGCATACCCACCAATAATGTGAATCAGACCTAACCCATAGAACCCAAATCCCGGCACATACACGTAGTGTACGAAGTGCTGACGCTTTAACTGTAAGCTGTCATCAGGGTTCCAGTTTCGGCGTATAGCGAGAATCTCGTTGGTACCACGCTCTAGTGTAACGACGTAAGGCTTGGCAATGTCGTCTTCATCATCAATACCATCAATAACAAGATCGGCATGTACTTCATATAGGCTGAAACGGTCGTCGTCATTCAGCGAGTACCCACCCTCTTCAGCTTTACGCTTCTCAATATCGGTGTGGTATGGCACAGGGTCGCCAAGGTCTACTTCTCGGTAGAACCCCCCTGCCTGTAGTTTCTTCAGTTCGTTCTTAGTCTTACGCATAATGTGCGTAACACGTTCTGCTGTTTCAATGTGTGACGCACCGTAGGGCACCACTACGTCTTCAGCAGGTATATAGATAGCCACTTGTCGGCCTAGATTCGGGTCGAAGTAGACCTTCTTAAATGCGCTACCAGCTAAGCCAAGGCTGTATAACAGGCGTTCATGTTCGGGCCTGTACTCCACCATGCGCTCAGTAAGCTCATAGTTCATATCAGCTTTTACGCGGTTTGCTGCCTCTTCTTTGTCCTTATCCTCCACACCAATGATCTTGACCCGTACAGGGCCAGCGGCGGGAAACGTCTCAGACATAGTTTCTGCTTGGAAGCGTATAGCTGCTTCAGCAAGAACTGTAGAATACACACCGCACGCGCCTTCCCACGGATCAGTGCGCTCTTCGTACTTGAACCCAAGCACATCTAAACCTTTAACAAAGGTATCGGCCCAGTCTTTACGGCTTTCGATGTCGGCGTCTACCAGACCTACTAGATCATCTGCTAACTCGTTAAGCTGTCCGTCGTCCAGCCCTTCCGCTAAGTTCGCATCAAACGACACCATGTCTGATATATTTGCGTCAGGGATAATTGTGATCTCAACACTACCATCACTCATAGTGACCATTTCTGGGTCTACAATCTCAATCTCAAGGTCTGCGTCTGGCATATCGTCCATCAGCTCTTCGTCCATGCCTTCAGGGGCAGCGTATAGTCCTTTTTCAATAGCCAT